CCCTCGAGGAAGGTGTGCTCCGTAAGCTGCTCCGCTGGGAAACAGCAAATTTCACAGACAGGAATATCATTCATCTCAACTCTCCTTAATATGATGACCTGCAAACAAAACGCTTGGTAAAGCCTTTCGATCCACGCCCTTTCGCGTAGAGTACTTCGTCATAACCGAAATAAGTGCCCCAGACGTCGAACATAGGGCGGCACTTTCGTGCCACAGTTACGCCGTAAACAAAGGACTTCTTAGGCACAATCTCCAAGCCTGCTTTCTTTGCTTGTCGAAAGTTCATCACAACTCTCCTCACTAAGCGATGCACTCACCATGAATGCACCTCCAACTGAGGAAACAAAAACGAGGGAGCCGAAGCCCCCTCGCAAACTAGAAATTAGAACGAAACGATCCTTCCAGAGCTATTGAGACGCTTAGGAAGAACAGACTCAGGAACCTTCACAGAAGGTTCAGCCAACTTAGCCAACCGAGCCGTTCTAACAGCGGTAAGTTGAGCCTGCATTGCATCCAACTCCGCTGCAGCACGCTCGACCTCCTCACGCTCGATCTCGCAATCGAGCTTATAACCCTTGTAATACACCGACTCACGAATGAGTTGTGCATCAGCCTGGAACTTCGGCGAATAAGACATGAGTACCCAGTGACGAAGATCTTCCTTCGTCACAGGCTTGCCCGACAACGCCTTGCTCTTCAAAGCATCCCACTTCTTATCGCCGACCTTCTCAGCAAACCGAGTCAAACGATCACGAGGATCATCCTCGAGCGTCTGCACAGCAAGCCATTCGATGAAGTCAGTCTTGACAGCGTCGATACCCTCGCCGTCAAACGGCACGTTGATCTTGTGCGCACGAAGCAAAGCAACCTTATCGCGCCACACCTCATCGACATCCGTCGTATCAAAGAACTGAGTGATCGGTGCAGAAAAGGACTTGACCAACTCCTCACGGAACACGGTCTTACCATTCTTATCGAGAACAGGATTACCGTATTCATCCTTGACAAGCGTAAGGTTGACCCAGCCATTCAACCACTTGTTGTCCGATGCATAACTGCGCACCATAGTGCGTACGACACTAGCATTATGGATCGCTTGCTCCAAAGTAAGCGGTTCACCAAACGAAGAGGACGAATTGTCCTCTTCATAAGGATAATCGTCAGAAGCATCAAACACCGGGCGGCTATCACCGCGCTCCTCCCTCCACAACGTATTAACAACCGCTGCGTACGCCGTATAAACTGCTGACGCAAGAAGGTTGGCTTGGGAAATACGATCAAAGTCATCCCACGAAACATCGCCGACGGGAACAGGAGCTTCAACCACATTCTCGATGATACCGGCGTCGATGAAAGCATTAACAAGGCGAGACAAGTTGATACGAGTGCTTGCGTTCATTGCAATCTCCTAAAAAGGAATGAAAACGTCGCCCATAGACGACATTTGAGATGCGAAATGCACCTCAATCTGAACACTTTTTCGAATGTTCAGGTTGAGAAACACCTGTAAAAACATACAGCATATAAGCAATTCCTGTTATACCATTTGCTTAATTGCCAATAGCATAACGACCCTCAATGCCTATTTTTTAGGCAAAAAGGTCCAAAGTTTTGGAACAAACAGGAGTTTTGGAACAGTTTTGGAACAGTTTTGGAACAACGCAAGTGCTTGTTTCTACTAAAGAAAGTGGCATTTTGTTCCAAAGTTCCAAAACTTTCTTCTATTTGTATACGAACAGTGAAATAGTTTGATATTTCGAGAATCGTCGAAACGTCAATAACTACACACAAATACGTATACGTATACAAACTCAACGCGAAAAATCGGAGTTTTGGAACAAAATGCCTGTTTCCTGTTTAAAATCATACAGTTAAGGTGTTCCAAAACTGTTCCAAAACTGTTCCAAAACTCAAGTTTTGGAACAAAATGAAAAATTCTTGTTCTGTGACAAGCACTTACGTGCCTTGAGTTTTGGAACAGTATCGAAATTGCATAAAGCAATTCTGTTCACACCATTGTGAACATGTACGAG